ACGTGGAAGTTAGTGAGCCTAAAGTAAGTGAACCACCTCAATCTGAAACCTCCCCTAGTGATGATGAGGACGATACTATGAATTACTTTAGCAAATTAGTCAACGACTAATCTCTCTCCTGTTCGCTAACAGTAAGGGTTGTGCCTTAATCCACACGCGGCGCCCATGGTTAGGCGCCACCCTTATAAATAGAACATGGATTTGTTTCTAGACATATTAGTACAATTTGGATTACCTGTTGCGGCTGCTGCTGTAATGGGTGTTTTTATTTACATCATTTTGAAATATATTCTTGCAGGTGTTGTAGGACAAGTTGGTACGATTACAATGTTGATATCAGCGTTGGATAACAGAATTAAAACTATGAACCATGATATGATAAAATTAGATATATTGATTTCAAGTGCCTTAAACTTGCGACCAGATTTAGATAGAGTATCAAGGTCAGATGGTAAAGAAGACGCAAGAAAGGATTAATGGTTGAAGTAGAAGTTACATCACCTATTATTGAAATGTTAAATCAATATGGGTTTGCCACAGTTGCGGCAATCGCTATGGGTTGGTTTATATATTTCATATACAATTATGTGACTGGTCAAATAATTGAAAAATTAGACAAGGCACAAATGACCACAATAGCACTAATAGACCGTATTAGAATGCTAGATAATGACTTAATACGATTAAGGTCAAAACTTAACACCGTATTGGAAATGAGAGAAAATGAGCAAAAAGATAACAAGCGTAGAAAATCAGATAGAGTACCTGAAGGCGATTAGAACAGCAGGATTAGTATTGGGTGTTATGATTGTAACAACCATAGTTACAGTAGGATTCTTAACTATAATAGACTGGTTTGTATAAATAGTTGTATTATGAAAGCACTAAAAATTTTGGTGCTAGGTCTATTTTGTTATGTGCTTTCGACACCTAGTATCGCAAGTGAGATTGTACATGAATTTAGTAATCCTTCTTTTTCAGGTCAAGGATATTCCACACATGTATTATCCATTGAACAATTAAGATACAGTAGAGAAAAAGGTATTAAAGATGACGAGAGTAGAATTTATGCTAACTTATCTAAACAATTGGTTGACAATATGTTTGGTACAGAATGTGAGGGCACTTGTCCAACATCTGGTACAGCTGAAGTAGAGGGTTCTACAATCTATTGGGTTAAAGATACAACCACAGAAATAATCACATTAACAATCACATCACCAGATGGTTCGACAACAACAATGTCTGTTCCAGTAGGCGACTTCAAGTTTTAGTATGGAAACTATACCACAAATTGCAGCTGCAATGCTGCTCATATGTTTATTGGGTGGATGTGCTTCGAATAAAGCACTTAATGAAAACGGTTTTTATCAAGGTGAGACACCATACACGATAGAAACTGATACAATGAAAAGACTAAAACTTATACCAGAACTAGGACAACAACAGATTACAATTGCAGTATATAATTTTCCTGACAAGACAGGACAAAGAAAACCTAATACAAAATTTTCACAGCTGTCAACAGCAGTAACTCAAGGACCTGAAGTATGGGTTATTAATGGATTAAAAGCAGTAGGTGGCAATGATCCGTGGTTTATAGTTTTAGAGAGAGAGGGTTTGGACTCACTTGTAAAAGAAAGACAATTAATCAG